GGTGAAACCGTGTTTTTGCATACCAATATTAGGCCCTGAAAAAAGTATGAAAAATCATTGAAAAAGTTTTAACTTTTATGCGAAGAGAAAAAAACATAAAATTAAAATACAGATTTGGCACGATTTGGCACGAAAAGGGCGGTGAGCTGATGAGCGATAAATTAAAATCACAGGCACAAAAAGCAGAATCAAAAACGAGGAAGAAGAAAACCGATGAACCGGAATTGATTGACTGGGCAACGGTCAAGGCTGAATATGTGAGCGGAACAATGTCAGCCGCCAAGCTCGCCGACAGATACGGTATAAGCGTGTCATCAATCAGCAAGAAGTGCGCGTCTGAGCATTGGCAGGAGCTGAGGAAGCAGAATCAGAGTGAAACCGCAAACAAAATAGCCAAGAAAATCAACACAGAGAAAGTGAAGAAAACCGTCAGAGAGATTGACAGGGTTGTGGCCGTTGCCTCAAAACTCATCACAAAGCTGAACAGAGCCGTTAATGAGCTTGACAAGGACGAGGAACTCATCAAGAAGAAAGTAACGGTTAAAGCCGAAAAAAGCGAAGATGAGAAAACCGCCACAGCGGAAGAAGAATACAGATACGATTATGCAAAGCGCAAGACACTTGTAAACACAAAGCGTGCAGCGGAAATCTCTAAGAGTCTGCTCAATGTTCGTGACATACTCGCAGATTATACGACGGAACAGGACGAAGAGAACGCTCTCGGCATTATCGAAATCCCGATGCAGGAAGTAATGCGACCGCCCGAAGATGACGAGCAGGACGGTGAAAGCGTTGAGTAAGAAAGTCATATGGACTCCTCAGCCAAAACAGAAAATAGCGTTGAGCCGTGGCGAAGATGAGATGCTATACGGCGGTGCTGCCGGCGGAGGTAAGACCGATTATCTGGTAGTTGAGGCGGCTCGACAGGTGAATATCCCCGAATACAGAGGACTAATATTGCGAAGAGCTGTTCCTGACCTTGCACGAATTATTGACCAAACGAGGGCTATTTATCCGTCAATTGACAGGGGCGCAAGGTACAACGCAACAACGAGAGTGTGGACCTTTTCAAGCGACGCACAAATTAAGCTCGGTTCTTTATTTCGCACGAATGAAAAATATAAATACCAGGGACAGCAGTACGATTTTATCGGATTTGACGAATTAACGCAGTTTACATTTGATGAATACAGCTACCTTAAATCCCGAAATCGTGGTAACTGCAAGGCGACGAAGGTGTATATGCGGTCAACCGCTAACCCCGGCGGTGTTGGCCACGGCTGGGTTAAGCAGTATTTTGTGACTGCCGGCACACCGGGCGAAACTATATGGCTCAGCGACAAAGTAATTATGCCTGACGGCAGTACCAAAAATTATTGGAGCAGTAAAGTCTTTATTACGGCAAGCGTGTTTGATAACAACGCTCTGATGAACAACGACCCCGATTATGTCAAGCGACTTGCACAGTTGCCCGAGGCGGAGCGTAATGCCTTGCTCTACGGCTCGTGGGATAGTTTTGAAGGACAGGTTTTTACTGAGTGGATAGACAACCGAGAGCATTACAAGGACAGACGGTGGACGCATGTTATTGAACCGTTCAAAATTCCGCAAAGTTGGAGAATTATCCGTTCATACGACTGGGGCTACACAAGACCGTTTTCAGTCGGTTGGACTGCCGTTGACCAAGACGGCAGATTTTACCGAATCCGTGAATTGTACGGTTGCAAGAAGAATCAGCCGAATACAGGTGTACGCTGGCCAATCGAAAAAGTTGCACAGGAAATTCTTGCAATTGAAAATAATGACCCTCAGATTAAGGGCAGACAGATATACGGTGTTGCTGATCCGGCTATATTCGCAGAACAGGGCAGCGGAAAAAGTCAAGCCGCAACGCATGCACAGTTGGGAGTGTTTTGGAACAAGGGCGACAATGCGAGAATTGCCGGAAAAATGCAGTTTCATTCACGGCTCGCGTTTGATGAAGAAGGCTATCCGATGTTTCAGTGTTTTAACACCTGCACTAACTTCATCAGAACAATTCCGAACCTTGTGTACTCGCAGATAGACACAGAAGATATTGACACCGAGGGCGAAGATCATATTTACGATGAACAGCGATACGGCTTTATGACCTCGATTATTACACCAAAAGAAGTTGTGCTGAGAAATGCAAGGGCATTTGACCCATTGAATATAAGTCAGACACGATATTACAACAGATAGGAGATTACAAAATGGTTAAACGAGACGAAAACGGTATGATCATGCCGGTTAAAAGCACATATCCAGCACTGACCTCTGACAAATCAAAGCTGAGCAATGTTTACGGTACAGGCGATAAAACCGAAGAAGAGCCGAAATCAGCCGAACAGGCAGAAAAAGAGAACGAGAGCAGCGGCAAGCCTATCGGACTTGACGAAATACACGAGGCTATGCAGACTTTCCGCAAATATCAGAACAGCAAAAAGCAGTATGATGAAAGATTTAAGCAGGCATTTAAAGAATATAATCTGCTCTATACAGAGGCGACTGCACCGCAGATTAAAACTGACGATAACGGCAGGCCTCGAAAGGTGCTTGTACCGAAACGCAAAGGAGCTCAGGCACTCAATGTCATAATGAACAAGCATGCTGACGCTATGGATAACTACCCCGAAATCATTTGTCTGCCGAGAGCAAAGGACGATGAACAGGCTGCAAAGGCACTCAACAGCGTAATACCGTGCATACACAAACGCAACGGATTTATAAGGACCTACTCTGATGAACAGCTTGATAAGTTCGTAGGCGGTTGCGGTTGCTATGCCGTGCTATGGGACAAGACAGCGGAAAACGGACTGGGTGATATCGCTATCAGCCGAGTTGACATTTTGAATCTTTTTTGGGAGCCTCATATCGAAAATATACAGGACAGTGCGAATGTATTCTTTGCCCGATATTACGATGAAGAAGGAATCAGAAAGGTATATCCCGAGCTTGAAAGCGTTTCGACTGCATCTCTCGGACTTGTGGAACACGAAACCTACGACAACAGTAATAAATCCAATGATAAAGTCATCTTACTTGACTGGTACTACAAAAAGAACGGCGAACTGCACCTCTGTAAATTCGTCGGTGAACACATTCTCTACTCTTCGGAAAACGAGGGCAAGCCGATTTACAACCACGGAAAATATCCGTTTGTGCTTGAACCGATGTTCAGACTGCGAGATACTCCCGTGGGCTTCGGATTTATGGATGTAGTCAGAGCACCGCAAAATCAGCTTGATGAACTTAAACACGATATGCTTGTGAATATCAAAGTCAATTCACAGCCGAGAATTTACTCAAATACAGCTGTCGGAGTGAACAATGATGATATGACCGACCTTGACAAGACTGTAATTGAGGTCAACGGACAGTTGCAAGGTAACATTGCTCCCGTCGAATCAAAGGAGCTTGCCTCAGGAGCATGGAGCTTGTACGACAGGCTCTCTAATGAAATCAAAGAAACTTCTGCTACGAATGACGCGAGTAATGGAGCAAGTGCGGCAGGTGTTACAAGCGGTTCGGCAATTGCGGCATTGCAGGAAGCAGGCGGAAAGGTAAGCCGTGACTCAAACAAACTGGCACAGGAAGCAATGACGGAGCTTGCACAACTTGAAATTGAACTGATTAGGCAATTTTATAACTTGCCGAGAATTTTCAGAATCACGGGTGAAAACAATCAGACTACATATGAGGAGTTTGACAATACAGACCTAAGAAAACAGCCGTTGACCTATACGGACACAGACGGACAGACGGTAAACTATACAGATGAGGACGGCAACATACTTGAACGACTGCCAATATTTGATATTGACGTGAAGGCGCAAAAGGCAAGCCCGTTTGCAACTGCCGCACAAAATGAAATGATGATGAATCTATTTCAAATGGGAGCGTTCAATCCGCAGGCGGCTGATGCCACACTTGTAATGCTTGACGGCATGACATTTGAGGGCAAAGAAAAACTAATTGAGAAAATCAAGCAGAATCAGACCTTGTCACAGGCGGTGCAGGAGCTCTCAAATAAAGTGCAAATGCTTGAGGCAATGAACGCAAGCAGAACAGCGGCAGATGTGCAGAATGCTATGCCGAGCGAAAATTCACAGACCGCACAGCAGACACCGCCACAGACTGAAAGCGAGGTAACAATGTGATTGAAATAACATTGATTGACTGCGGAAATCTGATATATTTCGGAAGCAAAGGACACGGCTCACATGATGTGTGTGTTGCCGTGAGTGCTTTATGTTCTACATTTTTGCAGTATATCAGAGAAATGCAGGACGAAAACAATGTGACGATAGTCAATGAAATCTATGAAAACGGTCACACGGAATCAGAGTTTTATATTGTCAGTTCAGATGCCGAAGTCCGACACGGCATTAAAGCACTATGGACGGGATTTGAACTTTATGCCAAAAATTTGCCCGATGAAATAGAGCTTAACTATGATGACGGCAACCCGAAATAAAGTTTAAAATCAACAAGAGTTTTAACTTTTTTTAAAAAATTAAGGTTGATATAATTAAAATATAAGGTTGCAGTAGTGGGACTGCATTAAGACCTGACACCTCGGAAAGACGAGAGAGACACCGCGGATAGACGCGAGACGGAGGTTCTTATGAACGACAAATTTATAGATCTTATCGTAAATCTGCATGACGGCGACACAGCAGGCGCAGCTGACGGCGGAGACGGAAACGGTGAGAGCGGTGTTGCCACAAGCACCGATAACAACAACATAAGCCGCGAAACGAGAGAGAGAGCTGAGAGAATCGGCATAGGTGACGACCTTATCGACGATTATAACAAGGCTTTCGGCAACGGCAATCAGAATCAGAACAA